CGTTCAGAAATATCCGTTAATACACTACAAGTATCAGCGGATATTTTAGATATGTTTGAAGAGTTTAATCTAATTGCTATTACAGGTAATCATGATATTTACTACAAACATAGAACAGATGTCAATTCACTTTCTATTTTTAAAAATAGAAAAAACGTTACTATTCTAGAACAGTATCAAACATTAGAAGCATTTGATAAAAAGCTTTCTTTCTGCCCGTGGAATACACCAACAAAAGTTATTGAAAAAAGTGACGTAATATTCGGCCATTTTGAGATTGAAACATTCAAGATGAACGCTTTCAAGGTTTGTGAGGAAGGTGTTCGGGTTAAAGATCTTCTCAAAAAATCATCTTTAGTAATATCAGGTCATTTCCATACTAGACATGAAAAGCAATTTGGAGCTGGTACAATCCTTTATGTGGGCAATCCTTTTCAGATGGACTTTGGTGATGCTGGTAATCGAAAAGGTTATCATATTTTAGATTTAGAAACTTTAGAGTATGAGTTCTTTGAGAATAATGTTTCACCTTGTTATGAAAAGATTACACTTAGTGAGTTAGTTGAAGAAGGGGACATTACACCAATTGTTAAAAACAAAATTAGTAACAATATTGTTAAGTTAAAAGTAGATAAGAATATTTCCCAGGATGATATGGATATTCTTACTGGCGTGTTTAACAAGTTGCAACCAGAACAACTATCTATTGACTATGATATTAACTTTAATCGCATCTTAGATAACCGCGATGATATTGAGGACTTGTCAGGTGTAGATGTAGAACAAGCTATTGAAGAGTTTATTGGAACGATGGATTTAGATAATGCCAAGTCTATAATTGAATATACGTTAGGTTTATACGAACGTTGTAAACGATGAAGCAGGTTAATTTTAAGCGCGTTGCTATCCAGCACTTCTTATCCGTTGGAGAAGAGCCAGTAGTTGTAGACTTTAGTAAAGGGTTACATGTTATTACTGGTTCAAATAAAGATAAGCCAGATAGACGTAATGCAATTGGTAAGAGTACTATTGCTGATTCTATTTATTTTGCAATATTTGGAGATACTCTTCGGGAGTTGAAAAAAGATCTCATACCAAACAATATTACAGGTGGTAAGACTCATGTAGAGTTGGATTTTGAGGTGGTCAATGCAAAAGAAACGAATACATATAAAGTAGTTCGTCACCTTAATCCCTCAAAGGTTTTTATTTTTAAAGATGGTGTAGATGTAACTCGAGATAGCATTTCAAATACTAATAAGTTTATTTGTGATGTAACTAGCGCTACACCATCTATCTTTCAAAACTGTGTTATTATGACTGTTAATAATGCAGTACCTTTTATGGCGAAGAGTAAAATCGAAAAGCGAAAGTTTATCGAGGATATCTTTGGAATGGAGGTGTTTAGTCAAATGCTAGCGCAACTTCGAGTTGAATATAACGAACTTAAACGGGAACATGATATTGTACAAGCTACTTTAATTGAGGTTAAGAATCAAAATAGTAATTATATTGCTCAGAAGGAATCACAACTGGCTAAACGTGCTGATAAAAAGGCAATTTATTTAGAGCGTAAAGTTAATAACATAACTGAAAAGGAAAGATTAGTAGATAAGTTAGAATCGTTTCAAGATAGAAAAACTTCAGAAATAGAGTCTGTTATTGAGGATTATAAACTAAAGCTGAAGTCTGTCGATGAAAAAATAACAGAAAAAAATATTGAGGCTGGTACTAAACGAGCAGAACTGAAACACGAAAAAGCTGCATATAGTAAAATAGGTACAGAAGAAGATAAATGCCCAGTATGTCTACGTTCAATGGATGACCATGACGTAGAATATATGGAGAAAGAAAAGGATGCTTTAAAGCAGCGCCTTTTAGATTTAGGTGAAGAAATTAAATTTGTTAATGAAGCAGTCACTAAAGCTAATCAAGTTAAAGCTAAAATACAAACTGCTATTCAAGTAAAAACTAATGAACTATCAGAAGCTAAGGTAGCTAATCAAGAGAAAAAAAGCATTACTCAGCGCATTGAGCAGTTAGATGAATGGTTGGGTGAACTGGAAATTGATCTTAAACAGGTAGAAAGTACAGAAACAGATTTCGACAGTCTTATTGTTGAGTCGGGTAAACGATTAGCAGATGTAGAAGCTAAAGTTGAAACATTTAGGAAGGATCTTTCTAAGTTAGATATTGTTAAATATGTTGTCTCTGAAGAAGGTGTAAAATCTTTTATTGTACACAAATTGTTAGAACTTCTTAATAGTAAGTTGCTTACTTATTTACGTAAATTGGATTCTAATTCTATTTGTATATTTAACGAATATTTTGAAGAAGAAATTACTAATGAGAAAAATAAAATTTGTTCTTACTTTAACTTTTCTGGTGCTGAGCGCAAGTCAATTGACTTAGCCTGCCTATTTACCTTTTCTGATATGAGACGTATGCAAGGTGGTGTTAAGTATAACCTTGCTATCTATGATGAATTGTTCGACTCATCTTTCGACGAAAAGGGTATTGAGCTAGTAACTCAAATACTTCAAGAACGTACGGAAGAGTTAGATGAATGCTCTATTGTTATATCCCACCGTAAAGAATCTATTAAGGCGGTAACAGGGGAAGTAATTTACATTGAAAAAGAAAATGGCATTTCACGTAGAGTGGCTTATACTGAACTTTAGAATAATTAACTGTAATGATCGGATCATCACCCTTTCCACAACCATTTGGTAGCCCCATTGCGAAACCATTTGGTATGGCTACACCGCAACGTAAGGCTAAACCAGAAAGACCTAGAGAAGAGGGCATGCCCAGATTTGTTAATTACTTAGCAGACTATTCTGGTTGTGGTCATTGGCGTATTTTATGGCCAGAGAATGTCATTAATATGACACAACGTGGTATTAGTCAATCAACGACGGCTATGGTAGGAGAGCCTAGATGGTATCAGAACGTTAAGGCAGTTAAACTTCAACGTCAAGCGGCACCAGCGCAGTTGGAGTTTGTTAAGCATTTAAAAAAGATTCAACAGGATCACGATTTTAAAATTATTTATGAAGTTGATGATGTTGTATTCCGTGAAGAGATTCCTGATTATAATAAATTTAAGTTTGCCTTTGATACTGATGAAGTAAGAAAGACTGTAGTAGATATTATGGATTTATGTGATGAGATTACATTAACGTGTGATTTTATGCGCAAGTTATTCCAATCAAAACTTACTAATCAGAAGGTTACGGTGATTCCAAACTTTGTACCTTACAACTGGATGGGATATTTATTTAATCGTAAGCGTATACAAACTGCATTTGAAAAGTATAAACAGAAGCCACGTATTCTATACACGGGTTCTGGTGCACATTACGATGTTATGAATAAGACAGGTGGTAAGGACGATATGTCAGCGGTTAATCACATTATTCGTAAGACTGTAAATAAGTATCAGTGGATATTTGTTGGTGCATATCCGCCACCGTTAACAGATTTAGTCAAAGCTGGTAAAATTGAGTTTTATAGATGGAAGTCATTATTAGAATATCCGCAATTTATTACTAATCTAGACCCACAATTAATGGTTGCCCCGCTTACAGTAAATAACTTTAATAACTCTAAGTCAGACATTAAATTTATTGAAGCGTGTACGATGGGAATACCATGTCTTTGTCAAGATATGCATACCTATTCGAATGCACCTGACGATCTTAAATTTAGTACACCGGAAGAGTTTGAAGAAAAAATTGACTGGATTGTAAACTGGAAAAACCGTAAACGGTATTTTAATAATATCGGAATGCTTCGTGAAGTTGGGGTTAATCGTTTTCTTGAAAAAGCAGAAAACATCGGAGCTCATATGGAAGCTCTTACAACGCCTTACGGTTCACCGGAACGAAAGTATCTTAAGAAGTGGAATCCGTGAGGAACTTCGTTATAATGATATTAGATGTATCGTAACGTAGTATATAATGGCCGTGAAGGTACGGTCACTTTATTTGGTTGGAATGAATCCGGTGATCGTATTCGTAGAGAGTGTTCTTTTGAGCCTTATCTCTATACGGAAGATCCTCGTGGAGATAAGACTTCTATTTTCGGTACAAAGGTTAAAAAGAGATCATTCAATACCGGTTATAACCGATATAAATTTCTTCAAGATTCTGGCGTAAAGCGTGTTTTTGAGAACTCACCGCCAGCTCAGCAATTTCTTCTTGATATGTATTGGGAAGAAAACGAAAAGCCTGAGTTTAACAGTAACCCTATTAAGTACTGCTTTCTTGATATCGAGACCTACTCCGTCGATTCGTTTCCTGATGTAGATGATCCTACTCATGTTGTTAATGTTATTACATGCTGGGATAATTTTACGAAGAAGTTCCATACGTTTGGTATTAAGCCGTATACAGGTAAAGGTCGCGATGATCTTAACTATGTATATTGTAAAACTGAACGTGAAATGTTCTTAGAGTTCCTTAAATATATTGAGAAACAACATCCAGATATCTTGAGTGGTTGGAACTCTGAGTTTTTCGATATACCTTATATTGTTAATCGCATGGAGCGCATTTTAGGTCAGGAATATGTTGATAGACTCTCACCATTACGTAATGTTTACTTCAGAATGCGACAAGGGCAGTTTGGTCGTGAGCAAAAGCGGTATTATTTCGATGGTGTTGCTAACCTAGACTACCTCGATGTGTATAAACGCTTTTGTCTTAAGTTGCGTGAGTCGTATAAACTTGATGCTATTGGTGAACTTGAGTTAGGTCAGAAAAAAATCGATTACGAAGGGATGGCTCTTCATGAGTTAGCTGATCAAGATTGGAATAAGTTCATCGACTACAACATTCAAGACGTTAACCTACTTGTTAAGTTGGAAGAGAAGCTTCAATACATTCCTTTACTTAGGATGTTGTCTTACGTTGGTTTAACTACTCTTGAAGGTGCTATGGGTACAATCGGTGTTATTAACGGAGCGTTAACTATACGTGCACGTAAACGTGGTGAAGTTATTTCAACGTTTGTTCGAGGTGGTAATGACGGTCATAAGAATCCTGGTGCGTATGTTGCTGAACCTAAACGAGGTTTCAAAGAGAATATCGTGTCTTTCGATGCTAACTCACTATATCCTAACGTGATGATCTCTCTCAATACTTCACCTGAGACTAAGGTTGGTAAGGTTGAGAAGAACGATGGTAAAGAGATTACTATTCAGCACAACTCTGGTAGGCTGTTTACATTAAGTAAAAGAGACTTTGTAAAGTTTCTTAAAGATGAAAAATGTGCATTATCAAAAGCTGGTTTCCTATTTAGTCAGAAGAAGCGTGGTATTATTCCTGAGTTTCTTGAATATTATTACAACCAACGCGTTGAGATTAAGAAGAAACTTTTCACTAATACTAAAAAGCTTAAAAAAGACCCAGGCAATATCGACCTTAAGTACGAAGTGGAGCGCCTCAATACCCAACAAATGGTCATCAAGATTTTGATTAACTCTTGTTATGGTTATATGGGCAACAAAAATGCTCCTATCGGTGATGATGATATCGCTGCGAGTGTTACTCTAACTGGTCAAGCTGTTATCAAACATTCAAACGAATGTCTTAAGGACTTTATTCGAGATGAGGTTGGAGCTGATAACATAACAGCGCATGATCTAGAGGAATGTATTGTTTATAACGATACTGACTCATCTTATATTTCTATCGCACCTCTAATTAAGAATGGTGTTAAGTTTTGGGAAGATCAATCTAAAGGTCTTATTCATCAGGAGACATATGATAAAATTCAAGAGATTGAAGATTATCTTAATGAGGGTATTACTAAATGGGCTCGTAAGGCACTATTAACTGACGATCCACGATTTGTATTCAAGCGTGAGTGTATTGCTGACGTGGCTACCTTCCTGCAGAAAAAACGATACGTTATGCACATCCTTGACGATGAGGGCATTAAAGAGAATAAGTTCAAGTATACTGGTGTAGAGGTTGTTCGTACTACTATGCCTAATGCTATTAAGCCTTATGCTAAGGGTATTATTGAAACTATGCTTACTACTCAAGATTTAGGTAAGACTAATAAAATTTTTAACGAAGCGTATGAAACGTTTAAGACATTATCACCGGAGGAAATTGCGTTTGTGATGGGGATTAAGGGCTATGAGAAGCATGCTGTACAATGCCGTGAATGGCAAACAGTAAAAGGTATGCCTGTTCATTCTAAGTCAGCTTATTATTATAATCAAATACTTGAAAAGCTTGGAACAGGTAACAAATATGAGAGTATTAGTTCTGGGGATAAGGTCCGCTTTATGTATATCGAAACTCCTAATAAGTACGGTCTTCAGTCAATGGGATTCAAATATGAATGGCCTGAAGAATTCAATGAACTGTTTAAGATTGATTACGAAAAGATGTTTGATAAAATTCTCTTTCAATCGATTGCACGATTTTATGATAGTGTGGGTTGGGCTATACGTAAGCCATCTGAAAACGTTCAGACTGAGTTATTTGATTTATTCTCTTAGTTGAGTAAATAACAGTATGGCTGAAAGTTATTTAGATAGACCAGAAGACGATAATACCCCAAAAGCTCACCCAGCGTATAATAGAGGTAAATTAGCAAGTACTGTTTACTTCCTTAAGTTAATTAAAGGTACTGTATCAGGGACAGATGTTGGTGATGGGCAAATTGCTTCACCTCAAATAGAAGCAGCACGGCGCGCTATTTTACACATGACTAATGCACTGGAGCATGCTAGCGGTAAGTCGACTTATCTTTCCAAGCAATCAGAAGAAGCTTTGGAGAAAGCTCGTGCAGAGCTTGAGAAGATTAACGTTTAAATATTACCTTCTATTGGATCGGCGAATCCATGCTCCTTACTTTGAGGCCATACTCGCCATTTAGTAATAT